AAACAGTGCGTGATCTTCCTTAAGCCTCGGTTTCATCATTATCATTAGCTCCTTTCAATCCCATGATTTCATTTAAATCATCTAACGCGTCTTCGATGTTGTCCTCGAAGGCTTCAATGAAGTCCTCCATCTCAACCCTCAGGAACTCAGCCAGTTCCCAAGGTTCGAAGAAATCAGTAATCCTATCTTTCTCAATACGCGTCAGTGACATTAAATCTTCTTTCTCACACCATCAAACCAGTGACCACAATCTTGACACTGTAATCGTTGAATTTTGTACGCTCTTGTTCTACGACTGCCTCGACTGTGAGCCTTTCGGGAAGAGCATGAGGGGCACTCTTGGGCTCCCACCTTGCCGACATGTGGATGATTTCGGATGTAGGGTCTAATTCGCAAATATAGCTTTTCAAGAAGTCTAACGTCTTGGACGCAATAACGGGCCATTCGTCTTTGAGCTGCTTCGTCACCTTGCATCACCTTCTTCCAGAGACCGAACCCTTCATGTTCAAGCTTACTACCTAACCCCAAGAAGGGAGCGACGTAGCCGAGAGCCGATCTGAAATATCCAAACTTCTTAACAGCTTTAATACAATCTATCGATGTACAAGGCGGAGCAGGAGGAAGATCAAAACGAACAAACTCACCATGAAGCTTCGGAATGTCATACCTATCCCCGTTGTATGTCACGATAGCATCAGCGAAGCTCATCATGGCATGGATTTGCTCAAGCATTCCGACGTGGCCGTGTTCCCACTCGGAGAATAGATACGTTTCCTTTTCTCCAAGATACTTAGCACCAACGCACAGAAGGCCACCATCTTCCTCGATCTGTTCGGGAGAAATACTTTCATCCCATGCCCGCCAGACGTATGCCTTGACAGGACGCCATTCAATGTCTAGCAAGAGTATCTTCTGATCGGGGATTTTATCTACCACGCTTCTTCCTTTTCTTTTTTTTCTTCTCAGGAACGAACCAACCTGTGTAGGGTCCGCGAAGATAGTCTGCAGCTCGCTGGAGGAGTTCAGGGTCCCTGTGCCGACCGATTACTCTCTGATTACAGAAGGCGCAGAGAAGGCCGCGAATGGCCCCAGAATGATGATCGTGATCGACAGCAAGTGAGACAGGGAACTCTTTGTGATCTCTCTTGCAGACAGCGCAATTGCCGTCTTGTTTCTTTAAAAGATCAAGGTACTGTTCCAGCGTAATCCCGTAAACACGGAGAAGATGGTATTCTCTACTAGACTTCATGACACTTTATGATGACGTCTGTAGCTGTAATACCGACTTCCTTATAAAGAATATATTCCATTAGAAGATCGATTGCACGACCTAAATCAGCATCATCAGTAACGGTAACTGAATACTGTGTATCAGGACGAACATTCAATTTAATTACTGTACAATCAACTCCTCGGGAAACATCAATATCATCCTTCGTCAACTCTGGGCTCCTTCACTACCTTTGTAAGGAACACTGGTCCTCTTGAGTAGTAGAACTTCCTCAAACCGGGCCAGCACTTCTCTTTATGTTTACAATACGAGCAGCCGACGCATAGTTTACGATTTCCAGACTTTCCATCGGGGACGTCGGAATAACATCTTGCGGGAGGAGTTTCGGCTCTAATGACTGATCGCAAGTGTTCGATCCGGGGTCCGGGAGGGTTTCCTGCGATTGTCTCTTTATCGAGTTCAGCGAACGTGATGTGTCCGTGTTGTTTGTCGCAGACGAGGAAGCCCGCTCGATCAGTTTTGCCGAGAGCATGGGCGTAGCCTGAGAGTTGTTTGACGTAGCCGAAGGGATCGTCAAAGACGAAAGTGCCGTCTGCGAACTTCCCAAAGCTATAGGTACTAGCAGACTTACAATCAACGGGAATGCCGTCAATGACAGCATCCGTATGCCCGAGAATACCATCGACTGAGACTTCGTGTTGTTCATGGGAAACCTCGTGACCACTCTCTTTGGCGAGGAACAATAGAAGTAATTCTAGAACGTCCCCGTATAGGAACTTGAACATCGTCGGAGGAGATAACTCTTCAGCGGGTAGGGGCTCGTTGGCATCATACCAAATCTGACGATCTTTCTTGCCAAGGCTGGAGAAGCGGAGGACTTCTTCTCCTGTCTTAGCTTTCTGCTCAGTGAAACGGGAACGCAGGAGGTCTTTGAATGCCTCTCCTGCCCAAATCACATTGGCTTCATCTACCGTATGATCCGTAGAACTTGCTAAGATGCGATAGATATCTTCTGGGAGGGTTCTAGGGTCCTTACCCATTCGGCAAATTTCCTTTGCTCTTGTAGGGTCGAATTGCTTTTCATTTGATTAGCAAGTTTTGAAATGACCCAAATATTGTCTTTAACGTAACCCTTAGAAGGTTCTTTTCTATCTAAACTCGGTGCGTAGCGGGTGCGAGGAGTGAGGGGAACTTTTAAAATCGGACATTCCATTGGAATATTGATATCTGAAGGCTCAATAGTAAACTCAAGCCCCATTTCCCTTGCTCGTCTCCTCGCCCCTTTCCACAAAGAATGTGCTGGATTACTTAATCGCCACTGCTTAGACTGAGCTTTAGCTTTATCAGTATTTAAAAGATAGTAACGATGTTGATATTCTTTACGCCAAGCGGCAGCGCATTCTTTCGACTGGCATTTAACTTGCTTACGGATATAGGGCTTAAAACTAGTTCCGCAGTAGCTACAATGCCTTTCTTTCATTTACGCGCTCGGCGTATCAGAGCTGGAAGTATCCGTCGAGGAAGCCGGGGTTGGCTCAACAACGGTGTCACCACCAGTCGCAGGATCGACCACAGGCGGGCTGGAAACAGCAACCGGAACAGCAGGCTGCTCAATGCCCTTCAGGGCAGCGAGGCCGCCTTCGAGCTTGTTAGCAAGGCTATCAATGATATCCTGATTAGCCTTATCAACAGCCGGGTCACGGAGAGCGTTAGCTACATCCGCAATAGCGGCAATGAGAGCATCGACGTCAGCAGACAAACGGGAAAAATCTTCAGCCATATTATGTATTTCCTTTAGAGTTATGAGTTGTAGTTTGATTACTGTGCGTAGGAGTTCTCGCTCACGCCTCGATGAGAGTGAGGCCACGGCGGGTCGCTCCACGCTTCGCATCACGGGCACGAGCATAGGTCGTAATCGTTGCACCCGTGGACAGCTCCTTCAGAGCCACACGACCATTCGCAGTATTCTCAATAAAAGCCTTCATAGTTGTTTCCTTTCCACCACCCCAAGTTTCATTAGTATTAAAAAATGTTTCCTTAAACCACTTAAACATTTGTCTCTCCTTGTAAGGGGCGCAATGGGTGCGTCCACCCTGCCTTGAGTGTGGGCTTGCGCCAGACCCACAGCCTCCGCACTTCGGTAGTGCGGCACCTCACCATTGCCGAGGCCGACCGGGATAGCCCCAATCCATTACTGCAATGGCTAACCTATTAAAACGGAACGTCATCATCCAATTCACTATCCTCATAAACATCAGGCGAGGATGGATGCGACTCGTCACCAGTAGCGAAGAACTCGTCATCACTGTCGAGCGGGGCAAAGTCCTGCGACTGATACGGGACATGATCTAGGACGCGGATAGCTTGGATGTAAACACCCTTAGGCTTACCCTTGCCGTAGTCACGGACAATGAACTTAACGTCAGCAGTAGTACCGTTGCCGATAAGCTTGTTCTGTTCCCACGGATTGCCCTCAATGTCTTGGACACGGATGGGCTGGTTAAGATCGCCTTCCTTATTCTTTTCCTTTTGACGGAAAGTTAGATAACGATCAGTCCGGGTATCCTTACCCTTCGGTGTCTTCAGACGATCAGAAATCCCTATATCCTCAAGGCTCTTAACACCTTCAGGCGACGGGGTGAGATCGACACTCCACTCGTTGACGCCAGAGTACTCGTTCAGGCGCGGCTTGCCGAGGACCTTAGCCCAATGCAGAACGCCACGAAGAACGAAAGTTTTAGTATTTCCAGTTGCCAATTATCTATATCCTTTTCTATACAATTATCCAAAGTATTGAAGAACATTTTTACTAAAAGCTAGAAGTTCTTCAATGCTAGCAGAGTTTTTCATAGTATTCGCTAGTCTAGAGATAACCCATACATTATCTTTGGTATAACCCAATGAGTTATCAATTCGATCTAGCGAAGGTGATGCTCTGTTAGAATGCCCCGTTCCAACCCCAAGCTCAATCGGGATACCTAGCAGGGGGCATGTAGAAGGAATTTCAATGTCCCGGTGCGTGATAGTAAATTCTAATCCACGCTTCTTTGCCCGGCACCGAGCGGCATTAACTAGATACCTCTCCGTTTGATTAAGTCGCCACTCAGCGCTTGCTGCGCCTTTCAACGAGTTTAATTCTAACATTCCCTTCCTTTCTAAGACTATTTTAGCATTTTTGGCGCTCCTTGTCAAGCTTTATTTGCGTTACATTAGTTCGTCTTGTTTTTCTGTGGGAAACAGAACATTTAAGTCCTGCCGCGACCAGCTTCCAATAAATCGAAATCAACAAAGGATCGGCTAGTGCCCATTTATCCTTCGGAATTCTAATCTCAATTAGTGTGTCTCTGCCCATGTCTTACCTACCTTTGCGTCGCCTTCAATTGGCACTTTGTAATTGAAGAACTTCCCTGCTTCGGGGAAGCACCCCAACGCCTTAGGGACAAATTCATCAAGGAGACTTGTGCGGACAACGAATTGCCACTCGTCGTGAATGTCCGCGACCTTCCACGCATCAATCTTCTCCCTTCTAATCTCTCTATCCAGCAAAATGCTGGCTTTCTTCATGATACGAGACTCATCACCTTGTAGTAGATATGGAATGACCATATGAGGACTAGGGACCAGAATAGGAGTCCCGTCACACAGCCTGATCCGTCCTGTTCTCTCCAGCTCTTGCTGAAGGCGTTCAATGAGTTCTCTAAAGCCGGGAACGCTGTCAATAAGCCTCTGCTTAAGCGCATTGCCTTCTCTTTCTGTTAGCTTCGTCCCGAACTGAGCTTGATCCGCAGCCAGTTTAGCACCCCCGCCGCCCATGAGGGTGGTGTAAAGGAACTTCTTCGCGGCAGCTTTATTTGCCAGACCGAGGTTTTTAATATTGTTCGTGTGCGGATCACCAGCCAAAACGTTACTGACAAACTCTTCTGAATACGCGTAATTAGCGAGAACTCTAAGTTGAATACCTTTAGCGTCAACTCCGACCAATGAATACTTGGTTGGATCACCCGTGTAAAATAAGTCTCGACACTCATAGGCCCAAGTGCCAGCTTCGCCATAAATGGCCTTCCCTTCTTTATCCGTCTTTACCGCCGGAATATTTGCGCTATTAGGATTACTGTGCCGATACCGAAGAGTGCTAGCAATAAACAGTCGCCCATGAATACAACCAGTGTCTTCATCCAACGCATCAAGCCACGTCCGTACCATGTTAGCCCGCGAATTAACGACAAGCCACTTCGCAAGACAAGAGACTTCTTCTCTTCCACACTCTTCTGCGAATGCGAGAATACTTTCTTCATCAATCTTAGGATTTTTCTTCTCCTTCGTTACTTTGTCGATGGTCCATTGAGTAGGCGTCCAGCCGAGCTCAAGAAGCTTTTCAACTCTCTGCTTTGGTGATCCAAGGTTGAAAGAGACGTAATCATAGCATCGATAGCCTCCTTCCGGAGTGTCTTCGAGCTTAGGATACTGCCCGCTGTGGCGGAGATAATTCGCAGTTCGCTCTCCATTCTGCTTACGGGATTTTGGATACTCTGCAACGACAAGTAACTGTGGGGGCCACAGCGTATAAATTCTCTGTTTAAGCTGTTCCTCGCGGCCTCTGAGAGTGGCATACAATTCCTCTGCTTTCTTCTTATCAAATGGGAAGCCATGCCTCCGTTGCTTGTTCTGGATTATGTTCCAAGACAAGTGTTCAAGTTCACACCCCACTTCTGTAAAACCAACACTACGCATACGAGAACTAAGACGCTGATAAAGAAGACGAGTGAGGGAAGTATCACGGGCGCAATATTCCAGCATTTCTTCAGACAACTTCGTGAAGCCATTGAATTCTCCTTTAGGAAATCTCAATCTATGTCCCCATGCTCCCAGACTATGCCCGCCAGAGAAGCTAGGGTTATAAAGCTGACTAAGTACAAAGGTATCGATGCAACGGCTAACTGGAAGCTTAGCCAACCAAAAACGATTGAGCATCGGAAGATCATAAGCAATGAAATTATGCCCGACAAGAGTAAACTCAGGCTCACACCACGCCAGAAAATCTTCTTTATTCGTAAACGCATGTTTCTCTCCTGTCTCTATGTTCTCGACACAGCAACACCACACGCGGGTAGCTTTTTCGAGAAGGTCATCCGCCTCGATATCACATGCCCAAAAATTCTTATCCGCCTCAAGATACTTCAATTGTGACCACCACAGGAACTACCTCGTAGTTGTAATATTTGAACTCATTGGTAGCTTTCGCATTAGCTTCTGTTTTAAACGTCCGCATATCCGCAGGATTGTTTTCACGGTTGAACTGAGCCCCCATGTAATGCACACCCCCCTTACCGTCATAGTCTAGGTTCCTTAGTGCGTAACGCTGTTCAGAACGGAATATCTGCGTCATTTATGCTCCTTCCTTCTTCGTATTTCTGGGCCGCTTCCTCGTCCAGCTCAACGAACATTCCTGTCGTGTCATCGTAAAACAGATACGCAGCTGGTCCCGTTCGTCCTGAAAATCTGTTCTCTGTGACAGTAACGACCATGACATTTCGCCGCCATGCATCTTTATCAAGCTTATCCCGTTCGAGCCTAATGACAATATTAGACAGTTGCTCAAAGGCTGCGGTTCCACGTATCTGCCCTTGGCGATTTTGGTGTATGACCCCGATAAGGCAGATATCAAGCTCGACAGTAAGAGTTTTAAGTCGCGTTGCGATTTCATCTAGCTTCTTCCTTTCGTCATCGGCCATGTCAGAGGCAAGCATTGAAAAGTGGTCGAGAACAATATATTTGCATCCGAGCGCCACCATGTGACGAATTTTGTTGGCGACGGCCTCGACACTATTGCTCCCGAAGTGGTCCCAAATGACGACCCTAGGGGTATTAATAACTTCATCAAACGCTTTCCGGAGTTCTTGCTCAGAAGTCGGTGTATCTGGGAGATTGAGGCGTTTGCCAACGTGAAGTCCCATAAGACCGACTGCAAGGTCTTTCTTAGGTTCTTCCAAATGCATGAACCCGATGCCATAGTTCTTCTCCTGAAGTTCAGGGTTCTTGATTAACGCGTACTCAATTGTTTTAAGTATAGTCGTCTTACCGATCTTAGGATCGGCAGTAAATGTAATCATCTCGCCAAGGCGAAGACCATAGATTAGACGATTGAGACCAACAATAGGCGTCTCCACAGTGAACGGCTTTGGGGAGTTGATGATATCGTCCCAAAGATCATGTCCGAAGACCAATCCAT